GCGCCTTGAAGGTCTGCAGCACGCCGATATTGGTCTCGTCGGTGAGCTGCTTTACATGCGTCTGCTGGATCTTGTTGAGCAGAATTTGATGAGGCTGATTGATCACGCCCAGGCCCGAGAAGCTGGCGGCGGTGGCGGCGCCTTCGACGGTGTCGGTCTGTGGAATCTGGTAGACGTCGCCGTCGGTCCAGAGGTAGGCCGAATTGGCGGCGAGGTAGATGGTGCCGGTCGGATTAGCCATTAGTCATTCTTCCTGTCATTCCCGCGCGTCTGCTTTATCTGGCGCGCGAGGAATCCCGGAATCCGGGACCCTTCGCGCCCTTGCGAGGGCAGGCTCCGCCACGCGCGAGGGTGACACAAAAAGTCTACATGCTGATCGTCCAGGTCCCGGTGTAGGTGCCGCTGCCCGGGATAGCTGAAGCTCGGCACCACCTGGTGCGCGAGCGCAGACGCTCGCGCGTCATTGACAGGCAGGGACGCCTGTCCCACTTCGCCGCAGACCTTGCCGTAGAGCTGCAGGATAGTCATCTCGGCGATATGGTTGGCCACGTGCGATTCCCAGGCGCCCCAGAGAATGGCGGTCGCGATGAGCCCGAGCAGCAGCACCGCCACCCGCGCCGCATCCCACCAGCGGAAGGTGTTTCTTAGCCTATGTCGCATTTCGCGTCTCTGCGCCAAGCCGTTGCATTGGTTGTTCTGTCACCCTCGCGCGTGGTCTTACCCTCCTGTCATTCCCGCGCGTCTGCTTTGTCTGGCGCGCGAGGAATCCCGGAATCCGGGACCCTTCGCGCGGCAGCCACGCGCGAGGGTGACACAAAAAGCCTACATGGCAATCGTCCAGGTCCCGGTGTAGGTGCCGCTGCCCGCATAGCTGAAGCTCGGCACCACCTGATGGGCGATCATCGGAGTCGGCGCGGTATGCAGCGCCACCAGGGTGAAGACGGCGGTGCCGCTGGTGGTGGTCGCATTGAGCGTGGTCGCCCAGGCCGGAGCGGTGGCGCCCGAGGTCCCAGCGGTGGTGCAGCGCTGGATATTAAGATTCGAATCGACGATCAGATTTCCCACCGCGTAGGCGGTGTTGGCAGCCCAGGCGGGATTGGCGGTGCCGACCGCCGCCGGAAAGCTGGCCGCGCCGGTATTGCCGAAGAGTCCCAGCTCCTGGATGGTCAGCGGATTGGCCCCGTAATCGGCGGCGCCGATGGTATAGGTGAATTGCACCGAGCCCGCCGCCACCCCGCCGGCCGGCCCGATCGTGACCGCGCTCACCGCATTGTAATAGGCCGGATTGGCGCTGAGCGCGGTGTCGGTGACCTGCACCGCGGTCGAGCCCGAGCCGAAGCCAACCACAGTCGCCGGTTCGCCGGCGGTCACCCCGCCCAGGAGATTCGCGAGCGCGGTCAGTCCGGAGTTGACCACGAGGTTATCGACCTCGAAGATGAGCCGCCGTCGCCGCCACAGCCGGATAATGCCGCGCGGCCTCGCCTGTCGCAGTAATAGTGGTGGCGCGAGCGCGGACGCCCGCGCGTCGTTGACAGGCAGGGACGCCTGTCCCACTAATGACAGGCAGGGACGCCTGCCCCACTTAGTGTTCCGCATTCCCACCTTCCACTCTTTAGGGATCATCGAACGCCCGCGTAGTGTGGGTCACTTTGGGTCCCACCCTCCTGTCATTCCCGCGCGTCTGCTTTGTCTGGCGCGCGAGGAATCCCGGAAATCCGGGACCCTTCGCGCCCTTGCGAGGGCAGGCTCCGCCACGCGCGAGGGTGACACGACGGGCTTCCCAGTCGTGACGGCACTTGCATTTGTCCATTTTCTGCCTTTCACCCTTGCTGCGCAATTGCTACTCCATTGACTACCACCGTATCGTTGGCATGCGGCTGGACGCCGCCGCCGGTGATATTGCCGCCGCAGTAATATCTCGCGTTGAAGTAGGGAATAAGCGTTTTCGCATCGATGAGCGGCCAGGCCGGCGTCTTCCAGCTGTCGGTCACCGTGATCGCATCGCGCCGCAGGAAGAAATTGACGACGCTGTCGGCGGGCAGCGGCGCCAGGGTGTCGGTGAGCGCCGGGTTCTGGAACACTATCGAATCGAGCCAGCAGCGCGCGGGCTTCCAGTAATTGGCGACCGCCACCAGCTGCGCCGCCGTTCCCGACGGCACCGTCTGCCCGGCTGCCAGCTTGATCACGACCCGGAACACGGCCCAGCCCTGGCTCGCCGGCCAGCTGGTGCCGCCCCACTGCCCCTGCCCCTCCAGGATGGTCGCATTGGCAAAGCCGAGATTCTTGAGCGCATTCTGGAGCGCGGCGGGCGTGCCGACGGTTGAATGGAGCAAGGTCGAGAGCAGGATCAGGGTGCGGTAAGCGGCGGCGCTGGCCGAGGTAAAGCCCGGCTGGCCGCTGCCCGAGCCGCTCGGCGCGCTCAGCAAGTCGATATTGACGAGGGTGTCGATATTGGCGATGGCGTCCCAGGAGGTAATCTGCAGGGTCGAGAGCTTGGCTTGGGCGACCCCCGCCGCGATCAGCGGATTGAGCACGTCCCATTGCCAGGCCATCGCCAGCACCGCCGAGTCCACCAGCGAGGCGATGCGGTAGACCAGCAGCGGTGTCAGGTCGAGCGCTTTGAGGCGCGCGACGAGCGCGAGATGCGCCTGCGCGCGCGCATCGCTTGCCAGCGGGGGCTGTAGCTGAAGCTCAGCCATCGCTAGCTATGCTCCGTGCCCGCCACGACGGTCAGATTAACGGCGGTGCAATTCGCCCACTGGCCCGCGATCAATTGCGTGTAGACCGGGCTGGTGAGCACCACCCGGTACACCCCCGGCACGCTGCCGAGTGCCGCGATAATCTCCTCCGGCACGATATCGCGCTGGATGCGGCCGGCCAAGTTCTGCGCGAAGGTGTTGGCGGCCGCCGTCAGCAGCGAGGTTGTCGCGGTCACGTCGGCATCCGAATAGAGCGTCACGGTGCCGGTGATTGAATAGTCGACTTCGGTCACCCCGAGACTACTCACTGTGTCGGTCAGCGGCCGGATGCTGGTCGAGTTGACTATTTTCTGGACCGTGCTCAGCAGCGCCGCCGAGGCGATGCCGACGCTGTTGGGCGAGGCCGCCGGCTGCGTCACCGGCCCGGTCAGCACGTAGACGTTGACGGTGCCGGGGGTCGGCGAGCTCACCGCCACGTCGACGATCGAGGGGTCGGCCGAGAGCGCCCAGAAGCGATAGGCGCCCGTCGGTCCGGCCACCGAGAACTGATTGGGCGCCGCCTGGATGCGCGCGCGCAGATGCGCGTCGGTTTCGTTGGCGCCGCCGCCGCTGGTCACCGTGGTATTGCTCACCGCCGAAATGGCGGTGTTGGGGTTGAGCTGCACCGACACCTGCCCTACCGCGTAGCCGTTGGCGCCGGTGCCGGTGGTGGTGGCGACCGCGCTCACTGTACCCTGGGTAGCGCCCACCGGGATTGTCAACGCCGCCTGGGTGGCGAAGGCGAATTGCCCGTCCTGGGTGCCGATCAGGGTGCCGGCGGGGATGGTGAAGCCGCCGGCCAGCGCCGCCGCCGCGAGCGTGAACTGCAGCGTGCCGGAGGCGCCCTGGGGCGCGAGCCGGGTTACCCCGACGAGCTGGCCCAGGTAATCCAGCATCGGGAAGGACGAGAAGGCGACCAGGCATTGCATCGCCGCGTACTGGATCGCATTGCGCACCAGACTTTCGCGGTAGGCGTACAGATCGATCAGCAGCCGCTCCACCTGGGCTGGATAGAGCGTGCGGCCGGCGAGCGCCTGAAACGAGGCCACCATATCGTTCAGGATCAGGTTGGGGTCGAGCCCGTCCGCGTCGTTCACGAACGCCGGCGTCGGCAGCGAAATGATTCCAGTCGGCAGCGAGACCACCTGCAGGACCGCGACGCAGGTCCAGCCGCCGGCGCCGTCGGCGGTAAAGGCGCCGAGCACGCTGCCCCATACCGGCGGTATTGCTCCGGTGCTGCCGGGGGTGGCGCTCCACTGCTGCACATTGCCGTTCGCATCGATGATGACCTTGCTGGTAGCGACCGGAGCGTTCGGCGACCATGCAGGATTAGCCATGGCGCGGCCTTATCCTCCTGTCATTCCCGCGCGTCTGCTTTGTCTGGCGCGCGAGGAATCCCGGAATCCGGGACCCTTCG